TGGATATATACACTTATTACGGGATATCCCGTAATAAGTGGTTAGAGAGCTATAAGAAGGGTAAGGCTTAAGCCTTACCCTTCTTTTTTTTATAAAAATTCCCATTCTATAGAACCTCCGCCTTGTGGAGATATAATATCGGCATATATTTTATCTAATCTATTATTTATAGATTTAATAAATATCCTATGGTCTTTTTTAAATGTTATAGGTTTGAATTCCATAGGATTTAAACTAATAGGTTTAATTGTTAGGTAATTAACACAACTAATCGTACTATTATACAGTTTATCAAAATCTTTTTTATTTATTATTGTATTTAAATTTATATTAGATTTTTCTACCGTACATCCTACCATTAATTTAGGAACATAGACTTTCATTGTATCTTCTATTGAATTTATAGTAGTATCTTCTAATACATATGCGTATTCTATATTATCTATAAAATTATATTTTTTTATCTTACTTATCATTTTTATCACTACTAACATGATTTTGTGTTTTCATATCACCTAGACATTTGTCTAGCATTATAGCATTCTTAGTAAAACTATTGTTTTTCCACCAAGCAATTATACTCACTACTATTGTTAGAGTTAAACTTAACCATTCGTATATTGTTTCTTCTGAGAATGGTAATGGATTCTTACCACTAGCAATTAAAGTTTGATTAACTAGTACTAATGTTAATGCTAGTGTTCTAGCTATAGTACCAACAGATGGTTTTTCTTTATTTTCCATAATTAATACCTCCTCACTGGTATAGTTTTTATTATAGTGTTTGTAAATAAAAAATATATCTCAGCGAATAACTGAGATATATTTTATATTATAAATTATTGTACTATGTTATTTGTAAAAATACTTACTGTTTCTAAATGAACGTCATATATATTTTTTAAATCTTGCCCATTCATACAATCTATAAAATGTATTTTGTATTCATCACATAACTCAATATCTTTTTCTAAACTCAGTATATTATTGTATTGTAATTTCAAATACTCATTACTTTTTTCTAAATGGTCTAGTTCCTTTGCTTCATTATGAAGTAGTTCTATAACTTTATCAACGTTTAATTTATATACTATAACTATATCTGGTTTAGGTAAGTCACATTTTTGTAATTCAGTATCTAAAGCCCATCTTGATATATTATGAAAACTATATTCCTCGTTATTTTTATTACTTATATTATAATAAGTATTAGATGGTACATTACATATTATATTTGAAAAAACATATCTATCTAGGATAATATAATCATATTCATCATATTTACCATCATTGTAATCTTGTAAAAATGTAACATATCTGTCAACAATATAAAACATCATTCTAGCATATATATTTATACTATTATAATCACCATTGATATATTTAGTCAGATATTTAGTATCTTCACCATAAGTTGGAAATGATATTATTATCGATTTATAGTATTTATTCTGTAAAACATTTGACAGTAGTTTACATTGGGTATGTTTACCAGAACCATCCGACCCCTCAAATTCTATTATTTTAGGTCTCATTATTCGATTACCTCAACGTCCTCACTAGGTATTGTTTCAACCGTTACTTCACCTTCTTCGACTTTTGTATATGGTTTATCTTCTTGGTCTCTGGTGATGTCATTCACGATGTCAAAAAATACATCTAATACAGCCATAAACTCTGATGAAGTTTTATCAGGTAATTTGCTTAGGTAAAAGCGAGTCTTCTCAATATCTAATTCAAGATTATCTTGTTCTACTTTATATGCTTCTCGTTTTAATTCTTCGGTATATTTGTCAAGCATAACAGCTCTATTTTTATCATCTATCTCATTATCCCCAGACAATTCCATACTGGCTATTGCTTCTTCATACATTTTAGTATATTTTGCTTGTAGTGTATCTATAAATGATACAATGTCTTTTCGATACACGTCTAATTTTTTTAACACCATATGAATTTTAAAACTTGCCATTGTATCCATTTCAGTGCCACCGACTGTACTAAGGATTTCTATCATCCTTAATAATTCTGCATTTTTTAATTTAATTTTCATTAATAATTCCTCCAAATTTATTTTTTTATTGAGATTTATTATCTCTTAATAATAAGGTTTATGTAATAATTTTTTTTTATATTATATGACAATCATATAATAATTATATATTATAAATATAAGAAAGGTGTTGATTATATTGAGAAAAATAACATTCATTATAGGTCCAAGCGGTTCAGGTAAATCTACATTAGCGAGGGCTTTATTAGATAAGTCTATAAAGAACTCAACTGATATTATCAAAATCGACAATGAGGATTTATACAACTTCGAAGACGATTTAAATAATTACATAATCGATGATGCTGATATAGAGGATGTTGTTAAGTTCATAGATTTAAAATACACGGATATATGTCTAGATAAAATAAAAGTAAATATATTTTACCTAGAATGTTTTTCTAACGTTATAATATCTAGAACAACTAATAGAATAGTCGACTATAATATAATAGAAGAAGATATTGATAGATACTCGTTGATAGTTTCTAATTTGTTTATGCGAGATGTACCTATTGATGAAATAGTTAATTTCGTAAGAGTAAATAATGACGGTGATGCCGAAATAGTACATATCGTGTCTCAACTATATAATTTTATTATATAAAAAAGATATCACATAGATTTTATCTATGTGATATCTTTTATTTTTGTTTTTTATTAGAATATAAGTTTTAGCAATGTTGAAAAATCTTCATCATTATCACTTAATAAGCATGACTCATTGGTAGATTCTTTAAATCCGGGAATTGGTTCATTAATTTCTTTCCATAACTCTTCCCTGGTCTTTTCATCTCTGGTCTTTTTCTCTTTAGGTTCTTTATTTTTACTTGCATTATCCGTGGTTTCTTTGTTAGTATCGGTGGAATCTTTTTTAAATTTGAAAGTTCCAGTTACTTTTTTAAAAATACCACCAACTTTACCAGCAATACTTTTAATAGCATCTGCTAATTTCTTACTTTGAGCTTGTAATGTTGGTTTGTTCTTGTTCTTTTCTGCATCTTTTTCTATTTTAGGAAGTAATGATTTTAAACCACCTAATGCACCTGATAGAGCAGTCTTGAGCATCCCTATCGCTACACTACCACCATCAATCTTAAGTGCATCTGGAACTCCATCAGCTTTTGCATCTTTTACAGCCTTTACAGCACCTTTGATAGCTTTCGTACCTGCAACAACACCAGCAGTAGCTACTGCAGTGCCCGCCGCCGCTTTAGCAGCTAGTTTTGGATTTGCTCGTATTAAAGCTACTTTACCTTTAATTTTATCTAACAATGTCTCTCTTTTCTCTTCATCATCAGATGATAGAAATTCATTTGACATTGTAACTGCTTCACTTATGTGTTTTTTCATAGCATTTACATCAGTAGCACTTACGCCTGATTTATCAGTATCTTTTGCTTTGATACCGAATAAATTTCCTATTGCTGTGATAATACCACTAATAAATTTACCGATATTGGTAAATAAAGTTGTAAGTATTCCATCTTTTTTAGCCGTATTTGCTTCTTTTTTTTCAACTTCTTCTGCTTCCATAAATGAGTCTGTTTCAAATACACCTTCTGTTACAACACCCTCATTTATTAAACTTGCTCCAAGTAATTTCTCATCATGTTCAATACATGCTGATATGTAATCATATGCTGCTGATACTTTATTACAAGCAGCTTCTAATGTTAGAAGCATACTATCTACGCTTCTAGTTGTTTCAAATGATATTAACATAATTAATTCTCCTTTATTCTTTTTAGTTTTTTTCTTACTGTTCTGATTATTTAACTATTATTTTTTTAGATTTTGTTTTAAAGCATTCTTCTCATTTTCTACAAATGAATTTAAATCTTCTTCAAAACGTCCACCTTTTAATGTGGGTAATAATATTTTGTACTTTATATCCGTTAATGCAATTTCTGAATTGATATCAGATGTTGTCATATATGCAAGTGGAACATTATCGATGTGCCATACACGTACCTTAGCATTTTTATTAACATTTTCAGTATTTTTTGTTAATTTCATAAACGATTTACCGTCTATATACTTAATAGACATAGGAGAGTTCATCATGGACACATCACTATGTAAATTTTTAAATCTATTATTATTTACTAATTTGGTTATTGCAGTTACACCAAAAACTCGAATCAAGCCTGCAATAACCCCTTGTGCTACAATACCTGTTTGAGATACTCTATGTCCATTACCGACACCCATCATATCATCTAGATTATCATTAGCACTCTGTGCAACTGCTAAGGCCTTTACAGTTTGAAGTCCTGTATATGCACCAACTCCCATTGCTATTTTTTGACTAGTTTTTAAAGATTCGGTATGATAATCGTTGTTTTCTATACTCTCATTATTCAATTTGTCAATAATTAATAGATATTGTTCTAATGTGATTTCACCGTTATCAAATTTATTATTGGTACTCTCAATACAAAAATTCATATTTAGTCATACGTATTCCTACTTTCGTTTTATAGCATTTTTTTCATTTTGAATATATTTTTTAAGCTCTGCTTCAAATGAACCACCTCTTAATTTTTTAGCTATTATAGTGTATTCAATATCTTCACTATTTGCATCAGCACCATTTGGTATAACGCAATAAGCCAATGGTATATTATTGATATGGAACAATCTGATTTTCAAAGGTTTAGACTCATCTAATCTATAAGCTTCCTTAGTCATTTTATTAAATTTTGATACTTTTATGATTTTGGAATGCACATCGCCTGAAAAAGCATCACTATCTTTATTTAATTTTAATATATTACCATTAGCTAAATAGTCAAGAGCTACACCTGTAAGTATGCCAGGTACTATACCTAAAAATACACCAACTGCAATACCTGATTTAGTAGATGTCTTCATTTCAATATGACAATCCTCATCGTTTTCTATAATTGTAAGTAACGCGTCATATTCTTCTTTGTTTATCTTACCATTGTTATATTTATTGTCTATGCTTTCTTTAATATATTCGTATTTAGTCATTTATAAAACACTCCTTTTTATGATTTAATTAAAATAATGTTAGATATTCAAAAACATTAACTATTGTGGTTGTGGTATTTTATTTAAATATGACATTAAATTAAATAATTTAAAATTAGAAAAGGAGCTGATTATATGAATTTGTCCAAAATAATAAATAGAATTAAAAAAGCCGATGGTATAGGGTCATTAGATTTGCCTATTTTTGGTGTTAGTAAGGACGAATATATAAAGGATATACTTTTAAATCAAACACTAGTAGATTTTTCTATATGTGCACCCACGATAAGAGATTTCTACATAGATTTAACTAGATTAGAGCGTATTGATCCAAATAACGATGATTTAAATATAAATGCTATGTTTAGTTCTCGTTCGGAAACATTCGTATTACCACAATCATTATTTGGAGATGACGATTTACTATTCGTTGTTGGAGTTAACGATAGTACAATGTATGGTGTAGGAGCTACTGGAAGTGTTGGTCCAGTACGAATGCTTAATAATGTTAATAATAATTATGGTTGTGATCTTACAGAACAGGTAATAAGTGCAAATGCTATGCTAAATCAAGCAAATCAGTTAATACCAAAAATAACATTCCATTTCAGAGAACCATATTACCTAACGTTATTTAATAGACTCAAATCTAATTATATTAGACTTACAGTTGCTCTTGGTAATAGTGAAAATTTTAATACTATAAGTCTTACAAAAATGCCTGCATTTTTAAAATTAGCTAGATTAGATGTTAAAAAAAATATATACAATAACTGTATTCAATACAATGAAATTAATTCGCCTACTGCTAAAATAAGTATAAAGTTAATAGAAACTTTTTCAAATGCTGATAGTGAGAGAGACCAATTGTATCAAGAATATTTAGATAATGCTCATATAGATAATGCACCGTTGATAGATTTCGGGTAAATGAAAGGAGGAAAAACATGAACGTGATATTAGAAAGTTTTCTTGATGAATTTATATGGAATAACAATGACGATAATGTAGAGGAAGCTTCAGTAAATAGTACTGAAATATATGATAAAATATATCCAAAAATAAGTAGTGTATTAAGTACAGAAAAAGGTTCAAATACGTTTATTAAATACGTAAGTGAATTTGTCGATTTAAATAGTAGTAAACTTCTTACATTAGGCCCACAATTTCAAATAGTATTTAGTAATATGGATAAAGATAAGTTCTTTGATTTGTTTCAATTAACTGCGATAGAGATAAATACTATATTGAAAGGGGTTCTAGATAAGATAAATGCTAAAGCATCATGGCAACTAATAAGTAATAATCCTGTATTTTGTATATTTTATTGCTGTATAATGTATTATACAATAAATGCCGATAAAGATAAAAACGAAAGAGGATTGAATTCTGCTTTAACAATATATATGTTATCGGCTTATCCGTCGATATATAAAAAATATTTTACATTTGACCCAAATGTAAATATAATGAATTATACCATTAATAATTTATCAAATAAATTTACTATTAAAAAGGCCAATAGTATATTCAATACTTTATTAATTAGTATAAAATCCTCACATAATTTCTATAAAGATGATTTTAAAAATCATCATGATAGTTTATTTATAAACTTTGTTCAAAGAATAAGAAATGACCATAACTCATTATTAAAAAAAATAGCAACCGAATACCATAATAACAGAACATCTGGTAAAAGTATAAACACAGCCGTAGATGCATTTGATAATAACGTCATATTAGATACTGAGAACAATACTTCTAAAGTAGAAATGGGTACCAATAGAGTAGCATCAAAAATGATTTTAAATGGTGTTGATAAACTAATATCTAGGTATGCTGCTATGGCTAATAGTGTGTCTAAAAGTGAATTTGAACTATATATGACAAGAATATTGATGGATAAACATAAAGAAGATTTATATTCTATAATCAGTAGTATATTGTATATGTACTTGTATGAATCTAAAAAAACAGAAATAAATAGTAGAGAATTTATAGGTTATTCATTGGATTTATTTAAAAAAACAAATAGTAAGAATACCAATATAACTAATATAAAAAATATATTAGAAAAGTTCTCTATAAATATAGGCATATATGCACGTTATGAACGATATGCTACTAGAGTTAATTACAGTAGAGCAATATTCACATACTTAATTTTAAGTATTCAAAAATATTATTAATATATGGAGGAATAGTCATGTGTTTAAAAACAAAATTTAGAAAAGCAATGGTGTCATTATTTAACAATAGTGTAGTTACAGACAGTACCATTAGTATGAATATTAATATTCGCGAATTTAATGAAAAAATAGAGGATATAGATCCGGAAATAAAATCATACTTGAACAATTCTATATCTGATAGAGAAAAAAGATATAGAGACCATATGTATTATTCATCTGTAGCAAAAAGCATATCTAATGGTAGTACATGTTTACGTAAACATGTAGGAGCTGTTATAGTTAAAGATAGTAGAATAGTATCATCGGGGGTTAATACGATAATATATGATAAGACATGTAATGATTTACAGTATTGTAAAAAGAAGAATGATATGATTAATAGTAAATGTAAGTGTAAAGCGTTACATGCCGAAGCTTCTGCTATAATAAATGCACGAGAAAGTCTAAACGAAACTACACTTTATTTATCATGTACAGATATGTCGACTGGCGATATATATGCTGATATAATTCCATGTGACGAATGTAAAAAATTGATATTATCATCTGGAATAAAAGAAGTAGTTATACAGTATAGTAATGATATAATAGTGCCAGTATCGTCAATTACAGATGATAAGAAACCGTTTATAGTTGTAAATACAAATATTTGGAAATAAAAAGGAGAATTAATTATGGACTTAATTATTGAACAATTTGAATTAGATATGGACATACTTCAATCGAAGTATGAGAGAGTGAATGAGGATTTGGAATTTCTCATTAGAAAATGTGATATGAAGTATATCGCTGAATCAGGAACAGAAGATGACTTAACTGCTTTGTATACCGAGGCTAATGAGCAAGCTAATGAAAAGAAAAAGAATATATTCCAAAAGATACTTGAAAAAATAAAGACATTTATACAAAAAATAATATCCAACATAAAAGGTAAAAAAGACAAAATAGAGGATGATAAAGAGTATGAAATTGAGGATTTAACTAAACAGTTAGAGGAAAGTAAGCGATTAAACGCTGAGTTAAAATCAGCAATAAGTAGCAATAATAGTGAGAGAATAAAAAAATCTAGTGCAAATATTAAAAAAAAAATACTTGGTTTAGGTTTGATAGCTGGTTCAGCAGCCGTAATCATTCATACAAATAATGTTAAAGGCAAAGTTATCAAAGAAACTATTGATAAAGTAAATGCAAGTACATTAGAAAAAGAGGCTATGATAGATAATTTAAAAAGACGCATGTTCGAGAGTACAACAATTGATGAATTACAGGATGCCGTAGACGCTCTCAGGAAATTGACAGAAGTAGATATGCTTTTGGTACAAAGACTTACGCAAAAAATTAAAATAAATGACGAATTAGAAGAAAATAGGAAAAAATTTAAAAAAGAACAAGATAGAGATGATATAGTGAAAAAAAGAATGGCAGATGAAAAACAAAATGCAAACATCAAAGCTAATAAAAAAATTAAAGATGAATTTATACATAGTACATCATTAGGAGGGACAATTGATAGTATTAAATCTATATTGTCGGATATAGATAGTATACCATTAAAACCTGCACATGGTATAGAGGACGATATTGGTAAACTTCCAGTTAATGATATTAAGGTATATAAATCAATACAAATTAGTTGTAAAAATATAGGTAACAATTGTGTGAATTTTATTAAAAAGTGTAGAGATATGGGAGATCATGAAGATGATGTTACATCATTTATTAAAAAAAATATACCAAATATAGACGATTCAGCATTAAATAATATAGATTATTTTGAAACTGCAGTTGAACGAGTTAGGATGATACCATGTTCGGAATTAAGGTATATAAAACAATATTTAGAAAGAATGGTCAATGACGTCAGCTTAAATATGAAGAATAATATTGATGTTAATGATGTTGAACATTATTGTGATGATGTACGTTCAAAATTACAAGGAATATATAAGCAGCTTAAATCTATACATGATAATGAGCGTCCAATGGCACATTAAAAATAAAAAAGGAGAATTAATTATGGATTTAATTATGGAACAATTTGAATTAGATATGGACATACTTCATTCGAAGTATGAGAGAGTGAATGAGGATTTAGAATTTCTTATAAGAAAATGCGATATGAAATATATTGCTGAATCAGGAACAGAAGATGACTTAACCGCACTATACACTGAGGCAAATGAAGAAGCTAATGAAAAGAAAAAGAATATATTCCAAAAAATGATAGAAAGAATAGTTGCATTTGTTCAAAAAATAATTAGTAAGGTAAACAGTAAAGAAAAGAAAATAAATAAGGAGACCGAATATAAACTATATTTATATGAACAGGAATTAGCAGAAGCAAAACAAATTATATCTGAATTACAAATAGCAGTTGCAAAACAAGATGAAAAACTAATAGAAAAGACTAAAGAGAAATCGTCTGATTGGAAGAATAATATTAGACAAATTAAAAATGGTCTAATTGTTAAAGCAGGATTGCTTGTAGGTGGATTTGTTGTTTATAAGGTTGTAAAGGGAGCAATTATACCTGTATTAAATCAATGCATTACACTAGCTGAAGGATGGAGACAATCCGATAATGATGGAGTTAATAAAGGGGCAGCTGAAACAGCAAGTAATATTGCATCTGGCGTAAACGATATTCAAGAGGTAATTTATAAAGATATATGTGGTTATAAAGATGAAGAAGGTAATTTTCATACGGTTGAAGTATTAAACACTAAATAAATAATAATAAAGAATGTGGATTTCCCACATTCTTTATTATTAATTATTAAATATACATTTCTAATTCCATATTATCATCCTCATCAACAGACTCTCTAAAATCACTAGAGTTCCATTTATTAGGATTTGCTTTTAACTCAATCAGTCCATTTTTTAGTCTATTTAATTTAGATACTAATGTTTTTTTAGCATTAGATTCGGCAGCACTGTATTCAATGTTTGAATCAAAAGCATCATCTAATTTTTCTATACCGGAATCACAGTTGCTTATCATTCTATCAAACGTTGCCGTATTTATTGATTTCTTTGTTCTCCCTTGTTTTTTATCGTTATTTAATTCCATTACATATCTTATCATTTCTAAACGTTTCTCGTCTATTGATTGTATTAAAGCCATTGTATTCTGTAACCTTTTTTTCTTTGTTGCAGTTAACAATGCTTTTTCATCATCTGATTTTGATAATTTTTCTGGATTAATAATACCTGTATTCTTTATTTTACCATCATGTGATATTTTTGAATTTTTATATTTGTGAGCTTGTAAATCATCACCTACGTTTTTATAATCTCGTGCGGTAGTTGATGGAACTGCGATATCAAGAGTACCATTAACTAGTTTAGTCATATTAGTTAAAGCAGTGTATACTGAATTATACGATGCATTGTGAACATGCTTTCCATCATTCGATGTAGTTTTCATTACTCCGGTTTTTCTAATACCTGTAGTTGATTCTTTGTCTACTGCTGAATTGTTTGTTGATGCATTGCTTGTTGATGCACTGTTAGTTTCCACCGGACCCATAAGTCGTTCAATTTTAATAGACTCTGTTGTCTTCTTAACCTCTTCAGCAACTTCCTGTACAGCATCAATATTAGCTTTAACTTTTTTACCTTTTAACATCTTATATGTAATTGCAATCGCACCTACAGCTCCTGCAACTATTCCGAATTTAGCCAAAGCTTTTTTAATCTTTTCGTTAACAGCTTCTACTTTATTCATATCTTTACTATTAATAGCACTTTTTAATTCTGAATTTAATTTTTTTATTTCTGATACTTGAGCTGATGTATCAGCAACTTCATAATCGCCGTCATCATTTATCTTATCTTTTTTACCCTTTACTTTACTGATTATATTCTGTATAAAAGTAATGATTTTGTCAATCATCTTTTGAAATATATTCTTCTTTTTCTCAATAACCTGATTATTTGCCTCTGTATATAATGCGGTTAAGTCATCTTCTGTTCCACTCTCAGCAATATATTTCATATCGCATTTTCTAATGAGGAAACAATAATCTTCATTCACACGTTCATATGCTGACTGCAACATGTCCATATCTAATTCAAATTGTTCTAATGTTAAATTCATAATTTAATCTCCTTTTTAAATCTTTTTTATTATCCACTTGCGTCGTAATCTAATCTCCTTTTAAATATAAGGGGGTGTTGAATTCAACACCCCCTTTATCATAACTTATTCAACTATAATTACATGTAGAAATCAACATCTGGGTCAACGTCATCTAATTCGATGTCTAAATCTATGTTTAACTCAAAATCAGATCCACTCTCTGTTATTACGCTCTCATTATATTCTGATAATATTGAATTATATATTGCTGATACCTCAGAGTCAAATTCAACAGACTCGGTTTCAATTATTTCTGAAGAAGCACCGTCTGCTTTTTTCTTTGAAAATCTATCTAGTATTCCTACAAATTTATTCATTATAGATGTAAATACATTTACTTTTGTTTTTGTATTTTCTGCTTGTGCTCTATTTATTTCTTCTAATGTAATTACATCATCATATATAACTAAGGCAGTAGATGGTATATCATTATTAGACTTCTCTTTAGCATCTAATTTATATTTTTCCATCAGATTTGTCCATCCACGTTTAAATGTTTTTATTTGTGTTATCAATACTGCAATGGTTACTGTAACACCAGCACTTATTAATAACTTTTGTCTAATATTTAAGTGCTTTTCTTCTTCTTCTTCCAGCTTAGCTTTATCAACTTTGCCACCAGACTTAATAGATGCTGAGAATTTAGTAAGTACATCGTCGTGTCTTTTAAATTCTTTTTCAACAGCTTCTAAGTCAATAGTTTCAACTTTTTGTTTTCTGAAAATTAAATTTTTCTTCGCTTTAGTTTCAACTGCGGTGATAGCCTCATCTACCTGCTTCTTAACGAATAATTCTTTAACCTTTAAAACTACTTTCTCAATAAATGAAACTACGGCTTCCCATATTTTTTTAATAGCTGCTTTAATTTTAGTAGTTAATTTTTCTTTTTCTTCTCCTACTTCTACATCTGCTTCTTCATAAATAAATGCATTATCATATTCATCGTATTGTGTGTAGCTCTCTTCGATTTCATATTTCTTCAGTGTATATTCTGCTTTAGCAGCCTCAATAAACGATGTTACTTTTGTAATATTTGCACTTAGTATCGCGTCTTCTCTAATTAAAATATCTAACATTTTAAAAACTCCTTTAAATTAATTTATTTTACATTTATGTTCTATGTCTATAATAGAAGCAATGTATTATTACTTCTTAATATTATAATAAAGTTCCTTATTATAATATTATTTTTTACCTTTATCTGTTTTCTTTTTTTTCTTTAAATCATCGATATCTCTTTTAGCTATAGCTATCTTTGTATCTAGCTCATCCATCTTTGGTTTCATCGATTCTGCATCTTTAATCTGATTAGATGCTCTATATTTTCCAGCTATTCCACCTATTATACCACTCTTATTCATATTATCAACAGCACTCTTCATAGTAGCTTTATACTCTTTACCAACTTTATTTCGTTCCATTTCTAATTCAGTTTTTTGTTTACTTAATAGAGATATTTCTCTATCTAAGTCAGTCTTAAATGAGTCATGAAAATCTGAAAACTTTTTAGCAATTGAGAATAGACCTCTAACTACTGGATTAGAAGTAGGGTTTTCTTTTTCATATTTTTTTATAGCAGACTCTGTCTCACTCATTCTATTTTTAATATTATTAGCTACTAAAGCACCAGTACCTATAGTTACTACTGAACCGACAGCAATCGCAGCCATTTTAAATGGTTTAGATTTAAATATATCTCCTAATCCATTTTTTTTAGCAAAGCCATTTAGTTCACTATCTAAATCTTCCATACGTTTACCATATTTTTTTACAGTACTAGACTCACTATTTTTTACCTTTGCTGTCATTTTCTTACCTTTAAAAAAATCTACTACTGATTTTATTAGATTTTGAATAAATGTCTTTATTCTTGTGAATATATTATTCTTATCTTCTTCTAATTTCTTATTAGAATCATCATCAGCTTCAAAAAAACTATTTTTTAATGATAATAATTTCATATCGGCGTCTAATATAATGAAAGATTTCATTATATCTCTATATTCATTTTCAAAGTATATACCATCCATTATTATAACCCGCCTCCATTCAATAATTCATAGATATTAATATGCTTTCTATTAGTTTCATCAGGTAATACTATATAAGGTGACATCGTTGTTATTAACGAAGTAAAGAACGCTGAAATACAATTACATGTTTCACCACATATATCATGTGCCATATAAGAGAAACTTATCTCACTATCTTCCCTAATATCAATACTAAATAATGGATTTAATATATCTAATATCACATCTTTGACAAGTACAATGTAATCTAATTGTTCTTTGCAGGTTTTTACATTGAATGTATCCATATGTAATACATCGCCTTTTGTATATGATTTACGTATATTTTCAGTAAGTTCTATATATTTATTTTTAAGATTATTTATTATAACACGTCTATCATGTACAGTTCTATTACTTGTTTGTAGCATTTCGCATACAGTAGTATACCCATTTATAAAATTCTTAAGTGTGTCAATAAGTGTTTCTATTTTTGGATGAGCTACTAATATAATATCATCATCCATATTAATCAATGTTTTTATAATTGATTTATGTGTCATTACATAATCATTTAGATTATTTTGACATGTGTGTATATGTAACGTCATACCATCTACGTATACTTCTTTTTTATCCATAGTTACCTCTCTTTCTATTTTTGATAATAGTATATTTAAATTATAAATATACTATTATCATAATTATTTATATTATTACAAAATCATTATTGTCTATTTTACTATTTATATTACTTATACTAATATCTTTATTCTCAGCTTCAATATTTTTCTTGCTATTTTTTGAAGCTTTTATTTGTTCTAGTTTCAATTTATCTGATATCTTCAGAAATGATTTTCTATACGCTTCTTGTTTCTTTATTATCTTCATTTTTTTAACACTATCAATACCAGCATTGGCTTCTAAAATTGATTTATTCAGTTCTATAAATGATGCTTGCTGTTCCATGTATTCCGATATTTTAACTCTATATTTATAAAAAGAGTATACTAATTCTCTTATAATAGGCACTAGTAACAATAGACCGCCTGTTACTACTCCTATACCTATCAGTGTAGATGAACCCAGGAAATTATCTTTAATATCTACATCTCTTATGGCAGTTAAAAACTTTTTATGGTCATTATCAATAACCTTATTGAATTTAACTACTATATTTATAAAATGCATATCAGGTTTATATTGTTTATTGTTCATAGACATTGTCATTAATTTATATGAACCATCTATAGATTTAACAGTTTCTACAAATTCTTTCATTAATGTAGAAGTAGCCATTATTATAGCTAATACAATTGAATTGTATTCTAGTTCAATATAATCATTCTGCATATTAAATCCTTGAATATAATAGATTTTATTGATTTTTAATGTGTTTAAAGCTTTATTTACTTCATTTACATATTCATTTGGTTCTGACTCAGTACTCATTAATTTAGTCAGTATATCTACACATTCAACCAATCCATTATAACCTTTATATTTTTCTATGTCGCCTCTACTATCTGGAATATCTCCAAAATCAATATGTGATTTTTCCATAAGTAATCTTAATAGTTCATTCACGTATCTATTTCTATCAGGAGATGTTGAATCCTCTAATATAGCATATAAATTTAATCTTTCTTTTGCTGTTCCTTTTTTATCTAATATATTAACGTGTTCTGTTAAATAATTCATTACTACATCTCCTCTCTATCTAGAAATCATTCTAGTAATTTCTTTACCTAGTGCTGCTGAGTTATTATTAACTTCTTTTTCAAGAGTTTCTAATGAATAACTATTGAAATCATATGATGAATCATATAATATATCAACTGTACCTCTAGCATTATCAACTATCATAAATGACATTAAGAATAGCTTATTCATTAATTTTCTAGCACTATCGATATCACTTAAGTCATACCCACATTTAGTTTTTATTTCATCGACTTCATATTCGGTCAATACTAAAGTTGCATTTGGTACAAATCCTGTATTATTAAATAATGCTTGTTGTGCTGTAGATATTCTTGACATTCTTTTCAATGTTCCTAACCATGGTAATCCTTCTTTAGATAAAGATTGAGCATTAAATCTCATATCTTTTAATTGTAATACTATATCTTTAAAGAATGATATCTCTCCACTTGTCCATTGTACAAATTTTAATATAGGTGATGAAGCAGTCATTGTCTTAGATATAAAATCTATTACTTGTGATGACTTCATAGCATGTGTTGTTGATTTAATACCTACCACAACATCTATAAATTCAACAAATTCATCTTCATCATTTATGCCATGCAATCTAACTTGTATGGTGTATGGTTGCATATTATTTAACTTCTTAATTTCACTAGGTGTTAATGTTGGGAATGGTGCTTTGTTATCCAATCTACTTTTATACCCATGTAGATATTTTGTATCATTGAATTTCTCAGCATCTGCATTCATAGCACCAGTTATTTGCATACTAATTAAGTCCTCAGCTGATATAGTATCATCAGAAGTTCCATCATTTTCATATACTGGACTATCACTAATATTGTCGAACGGTTTAGTTATAAATCCCTCATCATAACCATCCATTAATTTTCGCATATGCTGAAGAACGAATCTCTTCTCTCTAATATCAGATGAATATTCTAAGCATATAGTACCCTCATCATTAAGCTGTACACTTTCTAATTTCATATTCCTATGAAATTTCTTTAAAAATGCACTAGCGTTTCTCGTATCACTTATATTCATATTTGAATTTAGTGACATTACTGTTTGTACGAATGATGCGTTGACTCTTTCGGTTAGAGCAGTTATAGTCTCACATGTTAATATAGATATAGTATCTACGAAAATTGTAGGGAACTGAAATGTGCCATCAGCGGCTCCTTTAGCAAACGACTTAGGAAATACTGAATAGTTATTCTTATCAACTACATTTTTAATTTTATCAATTGGATGTCGACTTCCTTTTTTTAAAAGGTCCAAAACATCTTTAAACTGTCCCATTTAATCACGCCTTTCTGTATTTTTTATTGCATTAATTATCTAAATGTTTTTATTTATTAATATATATGGATAAGTCTAGTATCGTTATTATTAAATCTATCTCTGGCTACTTCTAAGTATTTTAAAAACATAATATTGTTTTTATCTGTAATTTTTAAGTAATTAGTGAATTTATTATTTTTCATAGTCTCATCTTTTAATTTTTCTTTTACTTTATCAACAGCCATTATTTTTGGATGTGTATTAGGATTTTTACCACCATCTTTAATTTCTATTTCTAAATTTAAAGATGCTATGTACATATCAGGTATATAGAATCTAGTTACACCATTGTCATTATAATAATAAGTATGAGGTGATGGTGTGATTACATCATCGCTATGATAATTCATATTATCTAAGAATTGTAAAAATGATAACTCATAAGAACCGATATAAGATTTGAGTACACCATCTGACCATGTATAATTATTAGCATTTTTTTTAGCCGCTATCATTTTTCTTTGATGTTCTGGGTCTGTCATTTGGTCCGCTTTACCTGCACGTATCATACGCTCTTTAAACATCTTTGCATATTCGTCTAGACACTTACTACTACAATATCTTTTGTATTTTAGTGTTTCATCGTTGAATTCGGTGTCTGATTTACATTGAACACAGGTACCATGCTTCTTACCAGTTTTTAAATAATAATAAAATCTTTCCGGTGAAAAATCTGGTGGTATCTCATCACTATGCTCTGCATCTAAATGTCTAATGTAATCTATAACATCATTAAACATTTTTGAACATAATTTGCATTTAAATAATTTCATTTACATAGTCTCCTTTATATAGTATCGACATTTAAAAATATATTATTAACGTTTATAACCAACATATCAGGTACATAATTTCTTTTTTCTATTTTAGTTAAATTATCAATATTGACAGTTTTTACATGTATTGATTGTATACTAGTATCATATCTATTAATACCGTTAAATTTACAATATACTACGTTTTCGTAATTATTTTCTATATCTCTTAATAAATTAGATATATACAAATTATTATATTCTTCATCTCTGTTCATATCAACTACTAATTTTCTTATAAAATGTTTTATATCCTCTTTAGTAGTTTTCAAATCAGTACCATGCTTACAAAATATATCTAATTTTAATTTTATATTAACACTATCCAATAGTGTATTATTCTCACCTATGGTAAAATGCATATTCTTGCCATAAGTATTGTAATACTTTATATCTAAAGATGTGTTTTGTCTTAACAATTCATCGTTCATATTCAAAAAGTTATATGATTCATCAAATAAACTTATAAAATCATTAAGTTTATTTTTATCATGTAATATATCAAACTTAGTAACAGGTACTAATGATATATTTACATAATCATTTTCATATGTTATATAATTTCTCATCATTCGCATTTGTCTAAATAGTGATATATAAGTTGCTGATTTATATTTATTTATTATATAGCTAGATGTTTCTAACGCATGCATAAATCCTATAGTATCTGACCCAGTTATTATATTTGGGTTATAGTGAATACCATTAGAATCATTATACAATATATAAAATCTAACAGTACAAGCATTACCATCAAGAGTTATTTTATCATTAAATGAATTCATTCTAATTCCATTGTTCATTCTAATCTGTTTATTCGATAATATCATATCTTCACATAATAATCTACATTTAAAAGTTATATTATCTGTTTCTTCACTAACAACTGGATAAGCCATATATAATCCTTCTTCTATTGAGTTTGAAGATAAACTCACAACAACTTTTAATATATTATCTTTAATTAAATTTATATTGTGTGCTTCATCATATACACCATTATTATACAGACTATCTAATTTAACAAATATATCCTCATCAAAATTTATTTGACTGACCGCATTTTTAAACAATTTAAATGATAATTCATAACTATTATCCGTATTGACATCTCTGTCTATGTTCATATATGACATGTTAAAATTAAAGAATGCGTTATTATCTAATACCTGTTCTTCTTCAACGTAAACGTTTGTATTCATTATTGTTTGATATAAACCTACTAAATCTGGATTAGTAGATGCTTGTATGAGATATGGATTAACGTATACAAAATCTTCAGGTTCTGATAATTCAATGGTGTCTAATCTACTTAAAGTATCCATTGTATTATCATCTAAATAACCAACATGTGCTATATGAAGTACCTGATTATTATCATCTATTATATTATAACCCCATCCTAATAGTTTATTTTCAATATCGTATTTTTTCTTAAAAAATGCTTTAGTTGATTCTTTATATATTGTATATCCTAGTGTTGTATCCGCTACTAATATATCAACCGCTATTAACGAATCTATAACATTCGAAGGTATATTGTTTTTTATTATTGTTAAATTAATACCATTTATGTATTCATACGTATTATTAACAGTATTTAATTTAAAAAAATTTACATTTCTAGAAGTAAATATAATTTCACTATATTTATCATATATGATTTGATTTGAAATATGCTCATTTTCTACATATATTAATTCATTAGAATTAGCTATATATTTAAATATACTACCTGCAGATATTGAGAAATTACCTTCTGCGTCAGAAATATTATTTATGACACTCATCGGAATCTTTATATTACAAGTATTTGTTTCATATATATAATCGTCGCTGTTTTTTACAACTGTAAAACATCCGTGTATACGTTCCATAATATCATCTCTACGTGATATAACGAATAAATCCTGTCCATATCTATACTTGAAATTTTTATAATAATTCTTTATATCCATATCTGTATTTATTTTTTTGCCAGATGAGAATGCTTCAACGGTTAATGCTCTTAACGTTTCTAGTGTTGGTTTTTCTACACTTCCAACTGAGCTACTGACTAATGCTGGTATTATAGATAAATTTAGTAGGCTACTATAACCGTCTTTTGGTTTTTCTATAAATACATTATTACCATTATACGATTCAAACTCCCCTTCTTTACCAAGGGT